CTTTTATTACGCCTTAAAGATGAAAAATAAGTTTGTTATAGTGTGCTTGATAATAACATTGCTTATCTTGTATGAGTCAATCGAACAGGAAGTTACGTGGAGCTGTTTAACAAAAGAGGAAAGAACACAAGGGTATAAAGCGAAGTATAACACAAATGTAATATTACGTTCTTCGCCGGAAACACAGCAAAAAATACTATGCGCTTATGTGGCTGGTGGAATTATGAAACCGAACGAAGCGAGGTTAGAACTTGGGCGTGAAACCACAGAGGACGGCGACGACCTTATAGTAAATGCGGGTGTGCTTAAGCTTAAAGATTTGGGAAAGGAGATAAAGGGTAATGCCGAAGAATGAAACACACAACAGGGAAGAAACAGTAGGAATACAGGAAAAAAGAAATTATGTAGCAGCCCAGGAAATACAGCTTGAAGTAAGAGCAGCGGCAGAAGGCGGAGAAAGCCGGACGATTGGCGGATATGCAGTTAAGTATAATACGCCTGTAGTTATTACTGATCGCTGGGGCGACAAATATTTAGAGGAAATCGCCGCCGGGTGCTTCGATGAAAGCTTAAGCAGATGCAAAGAGAGCGGAAGCGAGATAAAAGCCTTATGGAATCACGACACAAGCCGCCCGCTTGGAAATACGAAAACGGACACACTAAGATTTAACACGGGGGATACTACCGGGCTGAATTACGACATTGATCTGCCTAATAATACATGGGGAAACGATGTACGGGAAAGTGTGCAGCGTGGAGATGTAGACGGTAGTAGCTTCGGTTTTATCTGCCAGGAAGATAAATGGAGCAAGGTACAACATGAAGGCGAAGAAATGTACAAAAGAAGCATTATAAAAGCGGAGCTGCTAGAAGTAAGCCCGTGTACGTTCCCAGCTTATGACAGTTCACAAATTAACTGTAGAAGTTTTGAACGTATGAAAGAAGATACAAAAGAAGAGCAAAGGCTGGAAGAGCTGAGAAAAGAAGCGAGACTACTAGAAATCGCAGATAAAAACAATAAGGAGTAACAAAATGACAGTACAGGAATTAAGAGAAGAGATTACACAGAAAACAGAGGAAATTAACGGATACCTGGAAAGCAGAGACGCGGACAAGGCAGAGGAAGCGTTAGCAGAAAAAAGAAAATTGCAGAAATTACTTGCAGTAAGAGAAGCAGAAGACGACGAAGAGCGGGAAGACCTGGGAAGACAGAGAAAACAGAAAGAAAGTAGAACCACAGGAGCAGTAAGCGAGTTGAGAGCTGCCGTTAAATTTGCTTTGCATGGAAAAGCGGCATTAACAGACGAAGAAAGAGCAGCGGTAAACATTGACGGAAACGCCGCTATTCTGCCGGAACAGTTTGTAAATGATATCCAGGTATTAAGAGCTGGATTCCCGAGCCTTAAAAACCATTGCCATATCATTAAAGCAACTTCTAATCATGGTAAAATGCCATTTGCAAAAATTGGCGGTAAAAAGCTGAAAAAGTATAAATCTGGAACGAAGCTTACAGGAGAAGCAGCAAATACAGAGGACATTCAGTACAACATTGAAAATTACGGCGCACTTGTACCAATCGCAAACGATTTACAGGAAGACGAAGCCGTTAATATCGTACAGGAAGTTATTAAGCCGGACTTCGCGGAAGCTGGGGTTAATACTGAAAATGATGAAATTATGCAGATCGTAGAAGGAAGTGCGGTAGACAAGTCTACAGGTGCGAAAGATTGGAGAGATGTAAAGAAAATCATTGACGGAGTATTACCGACACTTCGAGGAAGAGTAGTAGTAATTACAAATCTTTCCGGCAGCGTGTACTTGAAGTCCCAGGAAGACAAGAACGGAAGAAACTTAGACCTGGTTAAAGAGGTAAATGGTAAGGAATACTTCCAGGGCAAAGAACTTATTACGCTGAGTGATGAAGACATTACGGCAAGCGCTACAGGAAAAATGATTTTTTATGTAGTAAACCTGTATGCGCTGGTTAAATTCTTCGAGAGAAAAGGCTATACAGTATCCACGGACAAATCTGTTTTCTTCGAGTCTGACGAACTGGCATTAAAAGTACAGGAACGCTTTGACTGTGAGAAATTGGACGAAAGAGCAGATTTTAAAGTAGAATTCACACCAGCGTAGGCGGTAGATCATGGCGATCACATTACAGGAAGCGAAAGAATATTTACGTGTAGGATATGACGACGATAACGACTATATCACAGAGCTTATAGAAATATCAGAAGCTTATATAGACGGTTGCGTAGGTACTGCATACCGGGAAAAGAATAAGTATAGCTGTGAAGAAGAATATAAGAGAGGGTGCAGACTTGCTACCCTCTTACAAAAGAAAATAATAAGCGATATGTATGATATTAGAGGGACTACCGTAAGTAATAATACAAAACAAGATAACATTACAAAAACTATACTAGATAAGCTGGCGAACGTGGGGTAGTGATATGTATGTAATGATACAGAAACGAGAAAAGACTGTAGAGAAGGGACGACCAGTAGAAAAGTGGAATGATTACTTAAAATGCTGGTGCGAAGTGAAAAGCTTATACGGGAAAGAACTGTATACAGCACTGGAAGCAAAGCTAGAAAATGTAATGAACTTTGAAACGCGCTATTGTAAAGCCCTGGAAGCATTGAATACGAAAGAATACCGGGTAGTATGGGGCGAACGCATATTTAAGCTTATCAATGCAGATTACGGCAAGTACGACCGTAAAAAAGTAGTGCTTAAAGGACAAGAAGTAGTATGAGTTTCAATATCACTATGAATTTTTTAGGACTGGACGAAGTGCAGAAAGAAATAGAAAGACTCAGTACGGAGTCAGAACTAAAAGCCCTAAATAAAAAGATTGTAAAGAAAGCCGGAAAAGTTGGCTTAGAAGAATCAGAAGGGCAGATAAGAAAGAAAGCATACAGCAAAAACCCTATGAAATCCGGGCGACGCGGCAGCAGAACAGGGCAGCACGCGGCGGATAATGTACCGGAAAAGGGAACAACACAAAGCGGGAACTATGGAGAAGTTATAGGCTGGGAAAAAAGTGATACTTCGCCATTCTTCTACATGAAGTTCCATGAATGGGGTACAACGATGCATAAGCCTAAAAAATTCATGCTGGAAGCGGCGCGCCCGACGTATCAAGCGCTAAAGAGTATAGCAGAAGAAGAATACGAGAAAGTTTTAAAGGAAAAGTTAGAGGGATAATATGGCACTTCTAAGCGAAAAAGAAAAACAGCAGCTTAAGCAGATTATAGCGGATTATCCGAATAACGCAGACCTGGATTTAACAGCATATATAGCAGAAGTAATAGGTATAACAGGAAAGCACGTAGAAGAAGGCTGGTACAACCAAGATATAAACGATACACACATTACTTTTTACTATATAACGGATACAGACGCAAACCATAGCGACGATAAGAACGAAGCAGAAGAATACTATATACAGGTAGATATATGGAGTGAAGAAGATTGTTTTCTTTTGAAACGGAAAATAAAGAAATTACTTAAGAAGGCGGGCTTTACATATTTTGCGGGGAATGATGATTATGAACAGGATACGAAAATATACCATAAAGCAGCAAGATTTTATTTTTTAATAAATACCGAAGGAGAAGATTAAAGTAATGAAAGTCCAGGAAAATAAGCAGACAATCGAGAGAAGCAGAGTAGTAGGCTTAAAAGACATTTGCGTAGCAGCAGTTACCACAAACGACGCTACAACATATGCAGCGGAAATACCTACCAGGCTGGCGAAAGCAATCACAGCAACTATTAAAGAGACGTTCGAGGTAGAGTACTTATACAGTGACGACGAAGTAGAGGATACTACAGAGACATTTGTAAAAGCAGAGATCGAGTTGGAAGTAAACAGACTGACACCGGGAGATTATGCGCTGTTATTCGATTCTCTGTATAAAGGCGGCTACCTGGTAAAATCAGAGAGCGACAGAGCGAAAGAAGTAGCTTTAGGATTCAGAGCGAAGCAGAACAACGGGAAGTACGAATTTGTATGGTACTATTGCGGAAAAGCAGAGCACCCGGAAGAGTCTTACGAGACGATCAAGGACAAGAAGACGGCGCAGACACAGAAAATTACTTTTACATTCTATGCGAGAAAGAAAGAAGATACAGTAGATGGAAAAGCAAAGCGTTTCTATGCACTTAAAGTAGATGAGTCGCAGTTATTAGAAGAACATAAAAACGCTAAAAAAGCTATTACGGAATGGTTCGGAGCGGTACAGGAATACAAAGCAGATGTAGCAGCGTAAAAAGAGAAAAAAGGGGCGGTGTCAGAATATGACACCGCTAAAAGGTATAAAAATGAGAATTACAATTAACGAAAAAGAATATGAAAGCGGAAAAATTACAAGAGAAAAATACAGATCATTTTGTGAAACGTTCGATAGCTTTTTGGAGAAAGATGCTAATTCTATGGTTTTCACAGATGAAGACTTAGATAAAATGATTGAATCTATCGTAGTGGTATACGGGAATCAGTTTACATTTGATGAAGCTAGCGACGCGCTGGACGAAATCCCGGATATTCTGCTTAATTTCTCACTTATCAATGCGGAAATACTGAATAAGAGCAATTTACAGGCAGAAAAGACGGCAAAGACAGGGAAAGCAAATATTATTACAATCGGCGGAAAAGAATACGATTGCGGAAAGATTGGAAGAAAGAAATACAAAGCTTTCCGCGAGGTATACGAAAGATTAACACGCCCGGAGAAACAGACATATACAGATACGGAGCTGGATGAAATGATTAACACTATCGTACTGGTATATGATAATCAATTCACTTTTGAAGAAGCGAATGAAACTTTAGAAGATGTTTCGGAGATTATTTTTAACTTCGGATTGATCAACGCAAATATCCTTAAAAAGTTTAAGGACGAAGCAGCGGGCGCAAAAAAAAATTTAAGCTCACAGGTGTAATAGATTATTACCTGGAATGTGAGGAAGGAGATAAAAGGCTATACCGAATAACGACATACGCTTACAGAAGATTTATAAAGCTTATGGAAAAAATTAGCCGTACAGATGATGAAGACGACTTATTAGAGCTGTACGCTGCCGTGATACAGGTAGTATTTAACGACAGGGTAGAGAATGAAGAAATAGAACGGCTGGATGTAACAGACATTATAGACACGTTTGGAACGATAGTAGAAATCATAGATATTTCTGTAAATGAAAAAATAAGGTATCTCGGTACAATGCTGGGCGGAACGCTGGAAGAAGACCAGGGTAGCGCGTTCGATGAATACGACCAGGAAAATGGATACATTGAAGAAACGACACAGGAAGATATATGGAGATCATACGGGGATAACCTAGACGCTATCCTACAGATATGTATAAAAAGTATGCGGAACAGCTATAAGGAGTGCTTAGAATCAGATTTAAGCGACTTATTGGACTACGTTGTATTTCAAGTCGAATATGACAGGGAAAAGTAGACATAAGGAGCGTAATAAATGGCTGGTGCAAGTCTCAGAGTAGGGGCGAATACAAGCGAGTTTACCAGTCAAATGAAATCAATGCTTACGCAAATGAAGCTTGTTACCAGTGAATACAAGGTAGAAGCAGCACAGGCGAAAGCATTAGGAAATCAAACAGATTTACTTAAGGCGAAAAAGACGGAGCTTACAAGTAAGATTAAGCTGCAAACGGACGCGATCAAGCTACAGGAAACCAACTTAACAGCCCAGAAGCAGAAGCTTACAGAACTGATCGAGAAGGAAGACAAAGCAAAGCAGAAGGTAGCAGAACTTACAAAAGCCCACGAAGATAGCGTTAAGGCGACTGGAAAAGACAGCGAGGAAAGCCAAAAACTAAATGCACAGCTAGAAGAAGCAAAAGAAGCACACGCAAAGGCTACAAATGCTGTAAAGAAACAGGAAGACGCGATAGCGAAGAATACGGTTAAACTGAATGAATCGAAAGCGGCGCTTACTGAACAGAATACAGCATTAAAAAACACAGAAGAAGAATTAACGAACGCCGGAAAAAAATGGACTGTTTTCGGACAGGAAATACAGACGGCGGGAAGTAACATGGACGAAGCCGGGAACAAAACTTTGAGCCTGGGCGACGTTATTAAAGCTAATCTTATTTCTTCCGCGATCATAAGCGGAGTAAAAGAACTTGCCAATGGTATAAAGGAACTTGCAAAAGGCGCGATAAGTGTAGGAATGGACTTCGAGAGCGGTATGAGCCAGGTAGCGGCTACTATGGGTATGACTACCCAGGAAATAGCCGGGGGAAGCGAAGCTTATACAAAACTGGAAAATGCAGCAAAAGAAGCCGGAAATACAACACAGTTTAGCGCGACACAGGCAGCAGAAGCCCTTAACTATATGGCACTTGCCGGATACGATGCAGACAAAGCGGTAGAGACATTACCAACAGTTCTAAACCTGGCAGCAGCCGGGGGAATGGACTTAGCGACAGCTTCCGATATGGTAACGGACAGCATGAGCGCACTAGGGGACAAAGCCGGAACTACAGAAAGTTTTGTAGATAAAATGGCGAAGACCTCACAAAAGAGTAATACCAGTGTGCAGCAGTTGGGCGAAGCGCTGCTTACTGTAGGCGGAACGGCTAAGAGCTTAGCGGGCGGAGTTACCGAAGCGAATACCGTATTAGGAATATTCGCGGATAGTGGAACAAAGGGAGCGGAAGGCGGAACAGCGTTACGAAACGTTATCTTAAGCCTTACAGCACCGACAGATACAGCAAAGAAGAAAATGCAAGAATTAGGGCTTGAAGTCTTCGATGCAAACGGGAATATGCGACCGTTAAATGAGACTTTCCAAGACCTTAACGGAATCCTGGGGGATATGACCCAGGGAGAACAGACAGAAGTTTTAAATACAATCTTTAATAAAGTAGACCTTAAGAGCGTAAACGCGCTACTTGCGAACAGCGGCGAGCGGTTCAATGAGTTGAGCGGTTATATAGAAAATTCTACGGGAGCTGCCGAAAATATGGCGGCGACAATGAATGATAACTTACAGGGCAAAATTACAATATTAAAGAGTGGGCTTGAAGGACTAGGAATAGCTGCTTATGAAAAGTTCGAGACACCGTTAAAAAATGCAGTAACAAATATTACGAACGTAATAGGAGATTTGCAAACAGATTTAACGAGCGGAGAACTAAGCGGCGCACTTGATAAGATTGCTACAGGGTTCGGAAACCTGGTAGAAAAAGCTAGTGAAATTATTGTAGCAGTATTGCCGAAAATATTAGAAGGGCTGGGCTGGATAGCAGATCATGGAGACACGATAGCAAGTATATTAGCGGCAATAGGTGCGGGATTTGCAGTATTTAAGGTAGCGTCGATAATTAACGGCGTAGTAACGGCTATACAGGGACTTACGGCAGCGGAAGTAGCTTTAAATACAATACAGAAGCTTGTTAATGTAACAATGGCTGCTAATCCGATGATGTTAATTATTACGTTGGTTGCTACACTGGTAGCGGCTATAGTCGGATTTGTAGCTACAAATGAAAATGCGAGAACAGCGGTAGTAAATGCCTGGAACGTTGTAAAAGATACAATAGGAAAAGTAGTAGGAGAAATTGCAAAATTCTTTACAGAAACAATACCGAACGCACTTAGTAAGGTTGTAGATTTTGTAAAAGATAACTGGCAAGATATCCTGTTATTATTGGCGAATCCATTCGCGGGAGCAGTTAAGTTACTGTATGAGCATTGCGAAAGCTTCCGAAACATTGTAGATAATATAGCTTCATTCTTCCAGGAATTACCGGGCAAGATTTGGGACGCAATCCTGGGCGCGGTTACGATTGTAACGACCTGGGGCGAAAACATGAAAACGGCAGTTGTACAGGCTGCTACAGAATTTGTAACAAATGCAGTAACATTTTTCCAGGAATTACCGTATAAAATCGGCTATGTAATCGGTCAAGCAATCGGAAATGTAGTACAGTTCGGTATTGACCTGGTAACATGGGCGACTACAGAAATACCGAATTTTATTAACACGGTAATAACATTCCTGGTAGAGCTTCCAGGTAAGATTTGGAACGCAATAGTAAGCGCGATCACGAACGTACAGAACTGGGGACAGCAGATATACACACAAGCAACTAATTATATACAGAATACTATAACGACGGTCGTAAACTTTTTATCCCAGCTTCCAGGTAAGATTTGGAACGCAATAGTAAGCGCGATTACAAATATGGCGAACTGGGGGCAGCAGATGTTAAGCCAGGCGAGCGCGGCAGCATCGAATATTTTAAGTAATGTATATTCAACACTTTCACAGATGCCGGGCAGAGTCTGGAACGCAATACAGGGCGCTATACAATCTGTAGCAAACTGGGGAAGCGGACTGCTACAACAGGGTAGAAACGCGGCAAGTCAGTTAGTAAGTGCTGTGATTAACGGTGTAGCTTCGCTACCGTCGCAAATGGCGAGCGTAGGATACAATATCGTAACAGGTGTATGGAATGGAATATGTAACGCCGCTGGCTGGTTCAGACGACAAGTACAGAGCTTCTTTAGCGGAATCGTAGACGGTGTAAAAAATGCGCTTGGTATTCATTCGCCGTCGAGGGTATTCCAGGACGAAATAGGTAAGTACATGGCACAAGGAGCGGGCGTAGGTTTCACAAACGAACTTGGAAATGTCGAAGAAGACATAAATAAGAGCCTGGGAACACTTACAAAGAACGTAGCAAAGATTACACCGATAACAGAAGTTAAGCAGAGTGCGAAAGTAGTAGCACTGAACAATAGAGTAGATACTACACAATTTACGGACAATTCAGAGAAGACCGTAATAGTAGAAATTACGAATATTACAGAGCTTGACGGAAAAGAGATAGCACGAAAGACAACGAAGCGAGTAGTTAAGAACGTAACGAAAGAACAGAAAAATAAGCAGAAAGCGAAAGGGGCGGCATAATGAACGGAGTATATTATACAATATACAACAATATTAGGGACAGAGACGCGGGCGTTAAGCCCGTGAGCCGCCCTAATATCCCTACGGCAGAGCAAGAATACGATGAGATAAAAGTACCGGGAAGAGACGGAAATTTATACAGAAAAAAAGGAACGCTAAAAGATATTGATATCGAGATCACTTATAACTTTCTGTCGGAATGCCCGGAAGACTGGGCGGAAGACTATAGAAGCATAAAGCGGCGATTCCTTAAGGAAAGTACAGGTATGCTTATGTTTTCGGACGACCCAGGCTATTATTACAAAGTGAAGAAGATTGATATAGGAACAAACGAGCGCCTAGCTAAGCGTATCGGAAAATTCCAGGTAACATTTACTTGCGAAGGATATATGTACCTAACAGAAGGGGCAGAAACCAGGAATTTAAGCAACACACTGTATAATGCTTTTGAAGAGTGCAAACCAGTGTACGAGATCACAGGAGACGGCGTATGCACACTTACTGTAAATGGTACAAAAATTACGGCAAATATCGGCGGGAAGCTGGTAATAGATACTGGGCTGAAACTTTGCTACACGGCGTTAAAGGAAACGGCAAACAGAAGGCTTACAGGGTATTACGAAGACCTGTATTTAAAAGAAGGGGAAAATACATTTAGTGTAAGCCCTGGATTTACAGTTAAGATAAAACCTAACTGGCGGTGCAGATAAATGATAGAGGTATACGTTAAAGGCAATGAGGACTACGAAAGTAACGGAGATATGACTTTAACGCCGACTACGTGCGAAGTAGAACTTAGTGTAGAAGGGATAGCAGAACTTACATTAGAGCACCCTATAGACGACCTGGGGCGCTGGGAATACCTGGTAAATGATAATGTGATAGCAGCACCTACGCCATACTCAAAGAAGCAGCTTTTTAGAATCTATGATTATACGAAGACTGAGACAGAAGTAACGGCTTATGCAAGACATATTTTCTATGATTCTGCCGGGGAAATGCTGGTAGATGTAAGACCGACGAACAAGACGGGACAAGAAGCACTAGATACAATCTTAAGCGGTACGAAGTACAAGGCGAAGACAAATATTAAAACGCGATCCACAGCCTACTATATCCGTAAAAACATCATGGAAGCAATCGGCGGGGACGATGAAAACAGCTTTATAAATCGCTGGGGCGGCGAAAGAATGTATGATAATTTTACTGTTATCATAAATGATCGCCTGGGCGGGGACTATGGAGCGTGCGCAGAGTTTGGGCGGAATATGACAGGGATAGAAGCGGACATAAGTATAGATGATGTAGTAACGCGAATTATCCCGGTATCATACAACGGGCACACCCTGGAAGGGGAAGAACCGTGGATAGATAGTCCGATCATTGGAAGCTATGCAAATCCCAGGGCAGCAGTTATTAAATTTGAAGATGTTAAGTTGCTGGAAGATTGCCAGGAAGGGGAAGAAGGATTTAGTACGCTGGAACTTTTAAGGGAAGAACTTAAAAGACGGTGTACGAAAGAGTATGAAAACGGGCTTGATAAGCCGAAAGTAAATTATAAGGTAGACCTGGTAGAAGTTGCGAATACGGAAGACTATAAAGACTACAAGAAATTAACAACAATAGGAATAGGCGACGACGTATTAACAAAGGACAGAAAGCTTAAGATAAATGTAACGGCAAGATGTATAAGGCTTGTGTACGACTGCATAGAGGAAGAAAACGCAGAAGTTGAGCTAGGGAACTTTATAGAAAATTATTTTGACAAGACAACCAGCGCGGCAGATATTATACAGAAAGTAACCAGGGAAGACGGGACGCTTAAGGCGGAAGAAGTATACGGTAAAATCGACGCTGTAAAGGCACAATTAAAAGCCCAGCGAGACATATCGCAACCTTCAGAAGTAAGGGCGGTAATATTTGAAGACCTGGTAGAAGGAAGCCCGACCTACGGGGCTATGTCTATCGGTACAATGGGCTTCTGTATTGCATCAGAACGTACAGCGGACGGGAAAGATTGGGACTGGAAGACCTTCGGAACTGGTAGCGGCTTTTACGCTGATTATATATGTGTCGGGCAGTTAGACGGAGCGCTTATAAAAGCAGATAGCATACAAGCGGAATCTATCAGCATCAACTATAAAAAGTCGGTGGAATCCCATATAAGCGAAGCGGTAAACACTGTAGAGAGAAACTATAAAAATGATATCGACGGGCTTAAAAGCGATTTCAAGAAAACCTACACTACTTTTCAGTATGTAGACGAAACAGCGGGAAACCTGGCAAATGAAGCAGAAAGCAACGCGAACAGCTATACGGAAGAAAAACTTAAGAAGTATGTTACTACGGTCGAAATGGGGACATCAATAAACCAGACAGCAGAAGAGATTAAGACCGAAGCGAGCAAGAAGTATACAACGTATAAGTATGTAGATGATTCCGCCGGAGCAGCAGAAACAAACGCGAAAGGGTATGCGGATACTGTAGGAGCGGGAGCAAAGAGTTATACAGACGAAAAGCTTAAGAAATATGTTACTACTACAGAAATGAATACGGCGATAAGTCAGACGGCGGAACAGATTAAGACCGAAGCGAGTAAAACTTATACCAGTTTTCAGTATGTAGATGAAACGGCGGGAAACCTGGCAAGCGAAGCAGAAACAAACGCAAAAGGGTACGCGGATAAGGTAGGTACAGGGGCGAACAGCTACGCCGATACAGTGGGAACAAATGCGAAAAACTACGCGGACACAAAGGCGAATAAGGCTTTGACAGATGCAAAAGCCGACACGGACGAAAAGCTTAAGAAATATGTAACACAGGTTAGCATGAACACGGCTATAGATCAGTCGGCAGAATCAGTAAAAACATATGCAAAAAAAGCAGTAAACGAGCTGAAACATAACTATGTAGAAAATGGAACTTTTGAAAGTGGAAACTTAGACGGATGGAACTTAAGTGATAGCAATAATATTAAAGCTATAAACGACGAATACTTAGGGAATGTAGCAAGTATTACAAGGGGAACGTCTAACATCTATATGCGCCAAAGCTGGAAACTGAAAGCTGGAACATATACGGTAAGGTTCAAAGCTGGGGCGAACTTAAGAAGCATAAGCAAAGCAAGAATTAGAGTTTCGCTTGGTGGAACAAGTTATTATACAAAAGCCGGAGAACTGGACGACGAAGTATTTAAACAGTATGAAACGGAGATAACTATAAGCTCGGCGGGGACAAAGTACCTTTATGTGTATAACTATGTGGATAACACTACGATTTACATTAAAGACGTTGAAGTACTGGGTAAATACGAAGACCATGCAGAAGCGCAATTTACAGTAGCAAATGACGCTATCGAAGCAGAGGTAAAAAGAGCAGAAGGCATAGAAGACGAACTTAGAAGCTCTATACAAGTAAATGCAAATAAAATAACGAGTAAAGTAGAAAAAGGGGATATGGGAAGCTATATAACCCAATATTACAATAATGTGCTAGTTGCATTTAATAATAGTTCTAAGTATGTGCAAATTTCAGCCGGACAGATCGCTATTTACAATGGAGAAGTAACAACAAAAGGCAAACGAGCAGTATTTGACCAGTCGGGAAATGCATTCTATAGGGATAATTATTTTGTAGGGCGAATAGGTACAAATGAGTGGAAGAGTAATAGTGCGCATAAAGGGCTTACGTTCGATTTGGAATATCAAGGAAAATATATGGCGTGGGCGCAAGAAGAAAGTAGCAGCGCGACAAGTTACGATACGATTTTATGCTATTCGAGAGCGAATAGTATTTACACAGAAAAGGGCTTACATTTTGGTTGTAATATGTACGCACATGGTTGGAACTTGTATAACGCTGATTTAAGAAACACGTCATACGATGGATATACTAGTTGGTCGGGGTCGATTCCGATAATAACAAAAATACAGGCGAATAGTGATGGCACTATTACCTGGTGGAGTTCGTCGATAACTGTAAGAAATGGCGGCATAACAAGCGCGCCGAGTAGTTAGGAGAAACTATGGAAAAAGACAGATACTTAAAGATCAATGAAGCGGAAGAACCGAAAGAAGAAGAAAGCCCGGTAATAGAAAAAACCACGGTAAGGCTTTTCAATACAGAAGTGGGCGAAATGAAAATAGAAGAGGAAAAAGAAGTAGTATGAGCAGAGAAGAAGTAAAAGAAGAAAGACACACAGAAACAAAAGAAGAAGCCATTAAGAATATGGGGAAAATAGTAGAGGTTGAGAAAGAAAACCACGTAGAGACAAAAGAAGAAGCAGTTAAGAGAGTAGCCGAGCCGCTTAGCGTAACTATTGAAAAAGCAAAAAAAGATATCAATACAGCGGTTATTATGGCAGAAAGAAATTACGGCTTACATTCAAGTATTACGGTGCTGGTTCTTGAAAGTATCTTAGCAAATGCACGCGCGGGAAATGCTACAGTAGCAGCTATGGAATTTGAACAATACAAAGGGGAACTGTTGAAGAATGAATAAACAGATCACACGACTTACGTTAGATGTAGGCTTAAGAGATTCCTATAAAGTTGTATTCGCAAAGATGGGCGATACAGAACGCCGGGTAATTGCGGAAATTAAAGACAACGGAGAGGACTATAGCCTTGCTGGGGTAAATACTGTAGAAGTTCGCTGTAGAAAGGCGGATGGAAAACAGGTTACTAAAAATGCTACGAAAGATAACAATACAATCGTAATTGACATAAGCGGGCAAATGACAACTTGCAAGGGTACAGCTATTGTAGACGTAGTACTGTACGGAACTGACGGCGGCGTATTAAGTACAGCTAAATTCTATTTGAATGTAGACGACGGGGCGGTAAGCGAAGACGATATTAAAAGCAGCAACGAATACGAAAGCCTTACAGATGCATTAAGAACGGTGGGACTTGCAAAGGAAGTAGCGAATACTGCATTAAATACAGCTAATGAAGCAGTTAAAACAGCAGAATCAGCTATGAAACAGATACCGGGTTATACTTCCAGGGCAGAGACAGCGGCGAGCAAAGCGGAAGAAAATAAAACGGCAGCAGCAAATTCAGCGAGCGCGGCAGCAGATTCTAAGGCAGCCGCCGGAAAGTCCGCAACAGCGGCGGCAAATTCAGCAAGCGCAGCGTCGGAAAGTAAAACAGCAGCAGCAAATTCAGCGAGCGCGGCAGCAGATTCTAAGGCAGCCGCCGGAAAGTCCGCAACAGCAGCGGCAAATTCAGCAAGCGCAGCGTCGGAAAGCAAAACGGCAGCGGCAAATTCAGCGAGCGCGGCAGCAGAAAGCAAAACAGCAGCGGCAAACTCAGTAAAAGCAGCAGAAGCGGCGAAGGCGAAGGCAGAAGACGTAGTAAAAGGGATTGCAGATACAAAGGCGGAAGCAATCGCGCAAATAGAAGCCGCCGGAGTAGAAGCCACACAAAATATTAAGGGATACACGAAGGAAGAAACAAACGCACTCTTAAGAGCTGCCGGAATCCATACCCAGGTAGGCGCGCCGATCTACGGGGTTAAAAGGGTGTGGAATACAGAAAGCGTAAGCGATACCTGGGAACGTACAGACGCAAGCGTAGGCATGGAAGCAAACCCGACCATAGGGACAAAAGTAGGGAAAGACGACTTTTCTTATGTAATGCCGTGGGCGGGGATTGTATCTAAATGCTGTGACCTGGATACAGGGGAAACAATAGCGTATATCGGAGAACCGGGGTACGACCCAACGAAGTACATGGTACTTACAGAGTATCCGGGATATTATCTCAAACGCTGGCGAGACGATACATACGAATATGTACAGATTTCCGCCGGAGCATTTGACGGAGCGGTATATATAGAGCCGTGGGAGTGGGGACGCTACCCGTCTTCGCTTATGGGAAGTAAGCACGTATCCATGAGCGGAAAGCACCCGGATTGCAGAATAAATAGAGCTACGGTACGTGCACGATCAAAAGCAGCCGGAGAAGGATACTACAGCATGGATAGTACAAGCTACTGGGCGTATAGTATGCTGGTTCTTGTGAAATACGCGAGTCTTAATACTCAAGAAAAAGTATGCAAGGGCTATTACTATTTGAGATACACAGACCAGGACAAGGCTTTAGTAGCGGAACAGAGTACAAACCGTATTGTTATCGCACTTGCGACAGCAGCCAACGAATACCTGGTAGGAAATGCTGTGGAAATCGGCACAAGCCTGGGCGGAGCACAGGTAGCGAAGCAGAGACTAATTACAAGAGTGGAAGACTACAGCAACGGAAGCGTAACAGGGAAAGCGATCTATTTTGACGGCGACCCGGTAAATATTGCAGTAGGTAATATTATTAGCCATTGCGCTAATATATCGGGAACAACCGATAGCCTGGGAATGAGGGACGGCTGCTTAGTGAATGACGGTAAGCACGCTATGTTACTTTTAGGGCATGAGCATAACGGGCAGTATGCTTTTGTGGATAATGTGAACCGATACCAGGGGACGCTATATGTATGCTACGACAACACAGCGACGAAAGATAATGTAGGAGATACAGACCCGAATTATAAAGCATTAAGCTTTGCATTTCCTACAACGTCCGGCTGGCAGCTTTTGGAAGGATTTGACCCGGAACACCCGTTAGAAATGTGGTGCGAAAAGCTGGGCGGTTCTTCTGTTGGAAAAGGAAACGGGGCGTACTTATGGAGTAATAACAATGCCGCCTGGTTCGTCTTGTTTGTCTTCGGTTACGCGAGCAACGGAGCTCTCGCGGGCTTGCCTTTCGTGTACGCGAACGACGGCAGCGGTGGCGCGAGCTGGCTCATCGGCGGGGTGCTTCTTAAAAAGCGCCAGTAAGACCGGGGGTGTAACGGGGGCGGGCAGCCCCCTAATACCTAAAGATTTCCAGGAAAATGGAAGGAAAGGGGGAAAGTATTGAATTTGCAAAATGAAATGATATACTACCCAAAAGAAACGGCGGGAAGGAGATAGAACATGAAAGGATAGAGAAAATACATAAAAGGGATTTAGTGTGTAAGCCGCCTGGTACGTCTTGTATGTCTTCGGTAACGCGAACAACGGAGCTAACGCGGGCTTGCCTTACGTGAACGCGAACAACGGCAGCGGTAACGCGAACTGGAACATCGGCGGGGTGCTTCTTAATGCTTACAATGGAAAATATGAATTATTGCACACTATCTAAACACGGCGCAAGCTGTGACCTTACCAGAGTAACCGACACGGCGAAGGACTGGTAAAAATAAGCGACTGGCAAGGAACTATTAGGGGAAGACCCGGAAGCCGCTATTTACAGGGCGGTATGCCTTCGGGCGTATTCCGAATAAGCATTTAAGAAAGGGTAGTATATGGATAAGCCAGTAAATAAGAAACCAAAGTTAAAGAAACAAGAGATACTACCTAAAAGAGTTGGTGGAATCTACGAAAAAATCTACGAATATGAAAACATTAAAACGGCGATTAAGGCAGTATGCAGTAGCCCAAACGCAACAAAATCAAAGAAAAACGAAAAGACAAATGCAAAGCAACAGAAAGAAAAGTATTTAGGGGATATCGACAAATACACGAAAATAATACAGGCACTTCTGATAGAAGGCAGATATAAGCCGCGGAAGCTGAGAAGAAAAGAAATATACGACGGTGTGCGGCATAAAAAACGAATGATCGCTAAGCCCTGTATGATTGATAAGATTGTACAACGGGCAGTATTACAGATCATTGAGCCTATTCTGACAAGAAGGATGTATATGTATTCGTGCGCAAGTATAAAGGGAAAAGGCGGGACGTATTGCAAAAGGAAGATTGAAAGAGCGATAGCCAGGAAGAACAGGAAAGGAAAGACGTACAAGAATGTAAAACATACAAAGTACTGGGAAGCCCTGGATATTAAGAAATGCTACGACAATATTTTACATTGCTTTTTGAAGTTCCGACTTATCAAAATGTTTAAAGACAAAAGGTTACTTGAATTACTGTTTATGTGTATAGATATTTACTGGGTAAAAGAGACAGCAGCCGGGAAAAGAGGAATACCAATAGGTACGCCGTTCGGTCACTGGTTCGCTAATATTATGCTGACACCAGTAGACTTTGTAATAAAACATATTTTCAAGATAAAATACTATTTTAGGTACATGGACGATATGTTATTATTTAGTAGTAATAAAAAGAAGTTACGACAGTATGTAGCCTGTATCCGTGATGCACTATCACGAATAGGCTTACACATAAAGAGTAAATTACAAGTGCACGCAACAAATGATAAAGGGAAACTGGGAAACAGACCAATAGACTTTATAGGCTATAGATTCTACCGGGACTGTACTACCTTACGTTCCAGCATATGCTTAAGAATAACACGAAGAATACGGAAGGTACGAAAGAAGCAGATACTTAACGGACACGATGCGAGAAGTATTATAAGCTATTACGGCTGGATAAAAAATACAGATTCTTACGGACTGAAAGTAAAGTATTTTGAGGATAGCGTAAAAAGCGCAAAGGAGAAGATAAGCAATGGAAGCGGTAAGAATCAGAGAAGGCGTAGAGACAGAAGAGGAAGTACTGACAGGTGCGGCTATAGTCGAGAGACAGGCGGGGCGTGTGCGTGTACAGCTTAAGACGGATGTAGAGACGGTAGAAGAAACGGAAGAGAAACCGAAACACTACCGTTTTACATTGATTGAGTTTTGCACCCGTGAAACTGCAAAACTGGAAGCGCGCATTAACGGAAGCCTGGCTAAATGGATTGAAGAAGCCCGGAGAATTGCAGCGGAGAAAGCGGGAAAGAAAACAGCAGAAGAAAAGTACGACGATCTCAAAGAGACAACCGACGGACTGGTAGAGACAACCGACGAGCTTGTAGAAACTATGGCGGATATCTTAGGGGGTGCTATTTAATGCTGACAGGTGCAAAACTTAAAATTATTGTACGCGGTGTAAAAATAAAGGTACAGCGTGGCGAAGACCTGGAAGAGATTTTAGAGAGCTACGAAAACCTTACAGAAGAAGAAAAACAGCAGATAAGGGATAAAATAAATGAATAATTATCTTTTACAAATGATTGAAGTACAAGCCAGCGTAATTACAGATTTGACAGAAGTAAATAAAAGGCTTCTGTTAGAATTGGAACAATACAGAGCGATAGAGGAAGAAGACAACATTATACTAACGATGATACAGGACATAGAAGCGGGGAAGGAAGACTTAATAGAAATGTCTTCTGTATAGGAAGGTTAGTATTTTGGGTAATGAATTTTGGATAGGGCTGTTAATACAGCTCGTAGTCTATGGCGTATCTATCGGTACAATATACGGAATTATGCGCACTAGATTAGATTATATTGAAAAGAAATTAGATAAACACAACAACGTAGCGGAAAGAGTGTACAAATTAGAAGCGGATTCTAAAGTAGCATTTGAAAAAATAGCAGTAGAAAATAACCGTATAAAAGACCTGGAAGGCTGGCAGAAGCATGAACAGGAAAAAGAATAAGCGAGAATTTAAGAAAAAGGTTGTAATGTGGACGGGCATACTATTTGTATGCGCTTGCTTAGTGGCTTTAGTGTTCGCTTGGAACGAAAAGCCTACAGATGTGTTTATCTATATCATTCCGACGGCTGGCGGCGTATTTGCTGCCGCTGTGGTATGGTATCTTAAAGCGGTACAGCTTGAAAATGGTATTAAAATACAGCTTGGAATGATAAAAAAGCTTATTGAACTGGGAGAAGAAAACCAGGCAGAGGAAACAAAAGAAAGAGTTATACAAAAGATGAAAGATAAAACAGATACGATCATAGACGAAGCGTTAGAACCGACAGAAATACAGAATTTTTAGAGGTGCGAAACTATGGAAACTGTAAAAATGATTCTTGAAAACTGGGTATACTTTTTTATTCTTCTTATCCTGGGACTGCTTACCGTGTATGCAATCCTTAGATTTATGAAGCTGACACCAAAGCAGCAGCTTGAAAAAGTAAAAGTAGCGCTGCTTTATATGGTAACAGAAGCAGAAAAAGAATTGAAAAGCAAAACGGGACGTATTAAGCGTTCTATGGTATGGGAATGGCTGGTAGAAAGATTCCCGATTGTAACACTATTTATCACGGAAGAACAGTACGACAAATTATTAGACCAGGCGTTAGCAGAATTTAGAAAAATGCTGGAAAATAATTCTAGTTTATATGATTACGTTTACAATACAGTAACAGTTACGGAAGAAGACACGGAAGACGATATTATGAGAAAGATTGTAACGGGAGCGTGATTGTATGAAAATTTTACTTATCAGTGGACACGGGGACGGCGACCCGGGCGCAAGCTCAAAATTTGGAGTAGAAGCGACAGAAACCGTGGTAATGGTACAGAAGATTAAGGAAACACTGGAAAATTATGCACAGGTTGATTTATACCCGACGAACAGGAACGCTTTTAAAGACCTGGGTAATGGTTGCTGCCAGGTAAATTTTGGAAATTATGACTATGTACTGGAAGCACATTTTAATTCTTGCGTAAACGACCTTGCCGGGAATGGAAAGACTACAGGTACGGAAATCTATGTAACAACAGCGGAAAGAACCGTAGGAGTAGAAACAAAGATTGTAGAGAAAATCGCAGCACTGGGACTTAAGAACAGGGGAGTAAAAAGGGAAAACTGGCGCGTGATCGCAAGAGCGAAAGCAAGCGGTACGTCTTCGGCGTTGCTGGAAGTATGCTTTATTGACGACAAAGACGATATGCAGATTTATACAGCGAAGAAAGACCAGATCGCGGCAGCGATAGCTACAGCAATCGCGGAACAGTTCGGACTTAAGAAAAACGGGAACAGTGGAAACCAGGGAAATAAAGGTATTACAGTAGGAAGCACTGTAACGATTAAAGACGGTGCGGTATATGGCGGTTTATCATCGGCACGCGGTAAGGCAGTACCGACAACACAGCGCGGCGGGAAGAGACATACAGTAGATAAAATCCAGGCAAATAACGGAGTACAGGAAGCAAGACTTAAAGAAATTAAAAGCTGGGTAGCTGTATCGAGCTTACAGGCAGTGTAGAGAGGATAAGTAACATGAACGCAGAGCAGAAGAATTTTATTGAAGTAGTGGGCGCTATTGCGTCCACTGATATGAAGAACAGCGGAGTAGCAGCGAGCTTAACAATCGCCCAGGCAATTATAGAAAGTGCATGGGGAAAATCAGAACTGACAAAAACAGGCAATGCACTTTTTGGAATCAAGGCTACAAGCAACTGGAAGGGAAAGACATTAAAAAGAAAAACTACAGAATACGAAGACGGAAAGAAAGTACAGGTAGAAGCAGAGTTTAGAGCTTACGCAACCTGGGAAGAATCCGTAAAAGATCATAGCGCATTTTTGAAGAAGTATAAGAGATACGCGAAGGTAATCGGGGAAACAGATTACAAAGAAGCTTGTAAAGCGGTAGCTGCTGCTGAATACGCAACAGACCCGGAATATGAAAAGAAACTTATTGAACTTATCGAAACATACGAATTATACAACTACGATACAAAGAACACAGAAACCGACAACCTGGAAGCGGAAGAAAAGAAATACTACAGAGTCCAGGCGGGAGCGTTCAGAAAAAAAGAAGGTGCTGAGCTTATGGCTGAGAAGATAAGAAAGACCGGGCATAAAGACGTATTTGTAAGAATGATTAACGGACTTTACAAAGTCCAGGCGGGAGCTTATACAGATCGCAAAAACGCAGAGAAGACAGAGAAAAAATTAAAAGCTGCCGGAATTAGTTGCTTTATTGTATGCGCATGATGTAGTGTTAAAGAATCCGGGGAAAAAGTAGCAGTAACTACCGCGTAACTAACAAATGAAGCGGAAACGCCCATTTTACGGCACTCGGAGTTATCAAAACGTTAATTATACGTTTCGGAACGTACAATTTCAAAAAAGATTTTTCGAC